GACGCGAAAGCGATGATATAGTCTGGACTACCGTGAAAACGGTAGAAGCAAGGATAAAGAGCCTTGCGATAACAAATCGGTTATTTACAACATCAGCCCCACAGAAACACCTATCCTTTCGTCGCTTGCTCGCACGAAGGCAACCGCTGTTTACCACGAGTGGCAGACGGATACCCTCGCAGCAGCAACCACCAACAACGCTCAGGTTGAAGGTGACGATGCAACGGCTGCAACCATCAGCCCAACGACTCGTCTTGGTAACTATACCCAGATCGTTGCTAAGACGATCCAGGTATCAGGCACGATGATGGCTGTTGATCTCGCAGGTCGCCGCGCAGAGAAGGCTTACCAGCTTTCTAAGGCTTCGCAAGAGCTTAAGCGTGACCAAGAGACGATCATCGCTGCTAACCAGGGGCGTTCTGCTGGCAACTCGTCAACGGCTCGCAAGATGGGTTCGTTGTTGTCTTGGCTCAAGACCAACTCGAACTACAACACCAGCGACGGTGCTAACCCCACTACAATCGGCGTGAGCACACGTTCGGACGGTACAACTCGTACCTTTACCGAGGCAATCCTCAAGGATGGCGTTCAGCAGGTTTACACCTCTGGCGGTAGCCCCAAGATTCTCGTGGTTGGTCCTGCTCTTAAGCAGACGGTGTCTGCCTTTGCTGGTATCGCAGCGCAGCGCTACATGGCTCCCGATAACGCTCCCACGACCATCATTGGCGCGGCTGATGTGTACCTGAGCGACTTCGGCTCGATCTCTGTTGTACCTGATCGTTTCGTCCGTAGCCGTGATGCGTTCATCCTTGATCCGGAATACGCAGCAGTTGGTTATCTGCGTCCGTTCCAGACGAACGAGCTTGCAAAAACTGGTGACTCTGAGAAGACCCAGATTCTTGCTGAGTTCACGATGGAAATGCGTAACGAAGCAGCCCACGGTATCCTCGCGGATCTGAAGACTGCCTAAGTTATAAACTGTGGTAAAAAGAAGGGAGGCGTAACAACCTCCCTTTTTTGTTGCTCGTTAAGGCTCGCTAAGGCTCGCTAAGGCTCGTTAAGGCTTATGAACACTAAGACTACATTCCACGCTACCGACGATCAGTTTGTGTTCCAGAGAACGCAAGAGATAACTGACATCGTCGAGCAGAACAAAGCCCTGTATAACGCCACAGACGAGCGTGAGCGATGGGGAGAGTGGACACGCTACGCACAGCTTCCCTTTGTTGTTATTGATGACCTCAACGCCAAGGGCATCATGCGAGGGTTTGCGGTGATCGACGAAAAAAGATTCAGGGCGTGGATGAACGACCCAGAGAACAGACACTTCAGGACGAGGCCAGGCAAAGTATGAAAGTCGCTTTTTGCGTCCCATGTCGGGACACGATGATGACGGGAACGTCTTTTGATATGGCTCGATTGGCTGCGTATGACGGAGCGAATCGGGTCGGTAAACACGGTGGGGCTTTGTTGCTCTACACAGCACCTGGTACGCTCATCTTCTCTCAGCGCGAGTCCTTAGCGAAAGAAGCATTGGCGGATGGCGCGGAGTACATCCTCTGGGTGGACTCAGACATGAGATTCCCCAAGAACACATTGGAACGTCTATTAGCTCACGGCAAACAAATCGTCGGGGTCAATGCGGTCACGAGGCGAAAGCCTGTATTGCCCACGGCCATAAACTTTCACCAAGACAAGGAGATCTTTGAGAAGATTGAGAGTCGGGGGAAGAAGGGTCTTGAGGCTGTGACTGCTGTAGGTTTTGGGGTTGTCTTAACCCACAAGTCTGTGTTTGACGCTATGCCCCAACCTTGGTTTGATGTAGTATGGGGGGCGGGTGGTCTAATTGGCGAAGATGTGCATTTTTGCGTGAAAGCCTTAGATCACGGTATTCAGACGTTCGTGGATCACGAATTGAGTCTTGAGATAGGACACATAGGGACGCACGAATATCGATGGAGCGATGTCGAATATGGCCCTAAACACTTACAGCGCACTGCAAACGACGATAGCTAATTATCTCTCACGAGATGATCTTACTGCCGCGATCCCCGACTTCATCCAACTTGCCGAAATACGGCTTCGTCGAGATTTACGCCTGCGGCAGATGCTTACACAAACATCGACAGCGGCAACAGGTGGGGTCGCTACGATTAGCCTCCCTAGCGACTTCTTGCAAGCAAGGGATGTGTACGTTGATTCTGATCCCGACTTCCCGATCACATACTCAACGCCAAGTACGTTCATCAGAAATGGCAGGACGAACGAGAGTGGTGTACCAGCTTTCTACACGATCCTCGGCTCGACAATTCAGTTTGCGCCAATTCCTGACAGCAATTACACGATTAAGATTTTGTACTACGCCGCACCTGACTTTCTCTCGACTTCCAACACATCCAACGTCTTTCTAGCCAATTGTCCTGACGCGGTCCTGTATGGAGCGTTAGGCGAGGCTGAACCTTATCTTATGAACGATCCTCGGTTGCAGACCTGGGGTGCTTTGTATGATCGTGCGGTTGCGTCTCTCACGAGGTCTGACGAAGAGTCTCAGTATTCGGGCGTTCCTCTCACGATGATGGTAACCAAGCGATGAGAGTGAACTTCGGCGAGTGGCTCCCAGATCAGCCAGGTGTTGCTGGAGCCCTTGTGGACGCTAAGAACGTCATCCCTCAGCAGGTTGGATATGGTCCTTTACCTTCGCCTAGTGAATGGAGCAATGCGGCTTCAGAGTCGCTTAATTCGGTGGTTGCTGCGGCGGCTCCTGACGAGGCGGTCACGGTCTTTGCGGGTGGCGAGACAAAGCTCTTTAAGCTAGGCACGAACCTGAATCTATCTGATGTTTCTAAGTCAGGTGGGTATACAACCCCATCAGATCAGAAGTGGCGATTTACGCAGTTTGGCAACCGAGTGATCGCGGCTAATGGAGGCGACAGGCTTCAGGGCTACCTCATGGGAACTTCGACCTTGTTTGCGGACCTTGGTGCTGCTGCTCCTAAGTCTCGGTATGTAACAACCGTGAGGGACTTTGTCGTTGCTGGCTTTAATAATGGCTCAACGGTCTACCCTAACCGTGTTGAATGGTGCGCGTTAGGTGACGAGACAAGCTGGACTCCTGCTGCAACAACCCAAGCGGACTATCAGGACATCCCAGACGGTGGTCATGTCAAGGGATTGACCGGAGGCGAGTACGGCATTGTGTTCATGGATCGTGCTGTGGTCAGGATGTCGTACGTTGGAAGCCCTCTTGTATTCCAGTTTGACACGATCTCTAGGGGTTTGGGGTGCATGGAGCCCAACTCGATCATTCAGTACGCAGGGATGTCGTTCTTTTTGTCTGATGACGGGTTTTACAGGTGTAATGGTCAAGCGGTCGAGTCCATTTCTGTCGAGAAGGTGGACAGATGGTTCTTCAATAACGTCGACATATCGCAACTTTCCTCGATGTCGGCTGCGGTAGACCCGCTTAAGAACCTCGTGATTTGGGCGTTTAAGACGGTCGATCAGTCAACTTTCGTCTTAATCTACAATTTCAACCTCAATAAATGGTCTTACGGTGAGGTCAATGTAGACACAATAGCCTCATCTACCGCGATCACGACCACTTCCTCGTCCGGCCTTACCTTAGAGCAACTGGATGCTTACGGAAGCCTTGAGACGCTCCCTGCAAGCCTTGATTCCTTCGGGTATACGGTTACATCCACCCTCTTGACGGGTACGCTAGGGACCAAGATCGTTGCCTTTTCGGGCTCCAACCTGACAGCAAACATCGTCACACCTGATCTCTCGCTCAACGACACGCCAAGCGTTATTACCTTGGTTAGGCCGGTTATTGATGGCGGTTCTTGCTCGGTTCAGATCAATTCAAGACGCAGGCTCAACCAACAAACCGACTTTACCGGCTCGACCTACTCGGCTAATGACGACAATCGGATTGGCCTGAGGTCTGCCGGAACCTATCATCGACTTAAAACCATTCCTTCCGGTGTCTGGTCATCTGCTGTAGGTTTGGATGTCACGATTGTCCCGCAGGGCTTGAGATGATCTTCCGTACGCTACCTCCGTTTGGTGGCGATCAACGCGCTGTTGCCGAGATTGTTCGCGGCATCATGGACGGCAAGACTAACAACACAGGAACGGTGACGTTAGCCACAGGAAACGCGACTACAACCACGATTACAGACGCGAGAATAGGGGTAGAAAGCAAGATCATCCTTGTCCCTTACTCTGCTGCCGCTTATGCTGATTCGATCCCCTACGGCTCGTTTTTCGACGTTAACGACCAATCT